CTCGATGGCCAACACTGCTGCGACGTCCTCGAGCGTGTTGACCGGCAGGCCGTCCATCCACGTGGTCGGCGTGCCGAACCGCGACACGATCCACGAGGCCAGCCCTTCAGCCTGATAGCCGGGCAGCGGCTTGTCGCGGACGGTCAGCTCCCGCTCGTACTTCGACGCAGCCGCGGCTTGGCGTGTGAACGCCTGCCCGTCGGCCAGTTCCACCGTCCCGACCGTGAAGACCTGATCGGTGTCGTAGGACATCTCGACCCGGTTGACCGCGCCGACGTCCCCCGACGACTCCTCGCCGTAGACCGTGAGGTCGACCGTCTTGGCCAGCTGATGCTTCCGGTCACGGAACGCGAACTCGCCCGCAGCGGAGAACCACAGCCACGAGTCTTCGGCGTCCGCGACGTCCTCGAGGAGCTGCCGCAGGTTCGCGCGCTCCTCGACGGTCGCGGTGAGCATGATCCCGCCGTCAGCATCCGCGGTCAGGTCCCGCGGTCCGGCGGGCCAGCCGGCCAGGTCCAGGATGGCGCCGAGACGGTCGAGGGAACGTTGGCGGGGCAGATCCACGTCGGTGTCGGGGGTGGTGGCCAGCCAGGCCAGCCCGTCGATGCCGCGGACCTGGCGGAGGCTCTTGTTGTGACGCCAGATCGGGGTCCACGCCCGGACGAACCCCCACCACAGCGGCGTGCCGTTGACGGTGACCCGCAGATGCGACATGAGTACGTCACCGACGACGGACGGGGCGAGCTGCCCATCATCGTCGTCGAGCCCGAACTCGCAGAACGCGTTCCCGCCGACCCGGCACCGCAGCGGCATCGCGAGCCGGTCGGTGTAGTCGACCCAGTCCCCCGACGTCGGCACGGTGTCGGGTGCGACACCGACCGCGACCTCGACCGTCGGGGTCGTCACGCGAGCCCCGCGGTGTTGAGCTCGGCGGACTGCCGGTAGCGGCCGTACTCGTCGATGAACCCTTCGGAGCGTGCGACCTGCCGGCCGTCGAGATGCAGGTTGATGACAGCTGCCTGGCGGACACCTGCGGATCGGTGGGTGCCGCCGCCGGTGCCCATGCCGGCCAGGGCCTGGCGCACTCCCGCGTAGCCGCCAGCATCCTGCGCCGAACGGCGGTCAACGACGACCTCACCGTGCTGCAGGATGGTGGGGTACTCGTTCGCGCTCATCCCGCTGAGACGCAGCGGGCCGGAACCTGCGTAGCCGCCGGCATGGCGGGCGTTCGGTGGCCGTACTCCGGTCACAGAGCCGGACGACGACCCTCCCCCACCACTGCTGCCCTCCAACCCGCGGAAGTTGCCGGTCATCCCGGCTTCCTCGAGCCGCTGCATGGTCTGCGCGAACCCGGTGGTGCGGAAGTTCATCGTGGCGTTGGCCGAGTAGTCGGTCGAGGCGAACTCGCGGCCGGCATCCCTCGCCTCCGCGAACGCGTCCTCGATCAGGCCGATCTGCGAGGCGGTGAGGCCGGCCTGCTCGAACGCGTTGCGCATCGCCGGGGTCAGCTGCCCGTCGAAGTCGCGACCCAGATCGCCGGATGCAGCCAGCACCTCCAGGGCGGCGTCGGCCAGCTCCTGAGCGGACGCGTGCGCGTCGCCCTGGACCCGGTCGAGTTCCGCGACCGCGTTGACCATGCGGAACACCGGGTCGGCCTGGCCTCGCAGATGGTTGGTCAGCCGCTCTGCAGCGCGACGGTGATCGTCGGTGGTCGTGGCGGCGCCGCGTTGCTCACCGGACAGGATCCCGACGCTGTCCGCGGCGTCCTCGGACGCGTCGCCCGCGGCGCCCACCGAAGCCGTGTAGTCGTCCAGCTCGCCAGTGAGATGGTCGGGCAGGACGAAATCGGGGCCAACGTCGACGTCCGGCCCTCCGCCGAACAGGCCGAGGAAGTCGTCCCACTCGTCGACCATCCGGGACGGCAGCTCACCACGGCCGAGCTCGAACAGGGCGTTGGCCGAGTCAACCGCGTCGTCGAACATGTTCTTCAGCCCGCTGCCGCCGAAGCGGGCCAGCCCCATCAGGTTGTTCTTCAGGATGTCGATCTGCGCGGAGGTGGTGTCGTACCGCTGCGCCGCCTCCTCGGTGAGGGCGTTGTTCTCCTCCCACGCCGCAGACGAGGTGTCAATCGCGTCGGCGAGCAGGTCGCCGGCCCCGGCGGAGCGCAGCAGCGCGTCTCGCATCCGGATCTCGGTGACCCCGATGTCCTCCATGATCGCGAACAGGTTCTCGCCACGGTCGGACGCGGCACCGAGCCCCTCGACGAGCGCGACAATGGCCTGCTCGGGGGACTCCTTCACGAGCCGGGCGAACGCGTCGGGAGCCATCCCGGCGACGTCCGCGAACGCCTGCAGCTCCTCACCGCCGGACGATGCGGCGTTGGCGATGTCGATCATCACTCGCGAGAACGCGGTACCACCGGCCTGGGCGTTCACACCGAGCGAGGACAGGGTGGTGGACAGCCCCATCACGTCGGCTTCGGACAGCCCGATCTGGGCGCCGGCACCGGCGAGCCGCAGCCCCATCTCGACGATCTCGGCTTCGGTCGTCTCGAAGTTGTTGCCGAGATCCACGACGGTGGACCCGAGCCGGTCGAAGTCGCCTTGCGACATCTGGGTGATGTTCGCGAACCGAGCCAGCTGGGTTGCGCCCTCCTGCCCGACGAGGTTGGTGGTCTCACCGAGGTCGGCGATCACCTTCGTGAACCCGATGACGTTGTCGGTCTGGATGCCGAGCTGACCGGCCGACTCGGCGATCGCTGCCAGCTCGGTCGTGGAGGTCGGTAGTTCCTTGGACAGGCCCAGCAGCCCGGAGCTGATCTCCTGGAGCTGTTCGGGGGTGCCCTCCACGGTCTTCTTGACGCCCGCGAACGCGGACTCCCACTCGATCGCGGAGCCGACCGTGGCGTCGAACCCGGCCTTGAGGCCGGCAGACCCGAGAAGGGTCATGCCCAGGCCGCCGAGCTGACGCTGGAGGTTCGTGCCGACTGCCTGCATCCCGGACATCTGCCGTGACGCGCCCTGGGTGGCGGCAGCCGACCGGCCCATCGCGGCGTTGTACTGGGCGTTGGAGGCGACGAGGTTGACGCGGACTGTGCGCTCGACCATCACCCACCTCCTGTGTCGTTGCGTCCGGCTGCACGCCGCAACGTCTTGGACAGCGGTGTGTCGCCACGGCGGTGCGACACCCAGTGCAGCCCTGCGTCGTCCTTGGCGGTGCCGTCGTCCTTGCGGTGCGCTTCACGAGCACGGTCGATCGCCCGGCACGGTCCGCAGGTGATGGGTTCGCCGACCCAGGCGTGGGTTTCGTCCGGTGACCAGGCCTCGTCGAGCGGCTTGCCGCAGCCGGGGCACAGCATCGACTCGTAGGTGGCCAGCGCCACAGCGATCGCACGGTCCCGTTCGGTCCACGGTCCAGCCGGGGCGCCTTGGAACTCGCCCCACCGGACCTTCCAGTCCCGCGCCGCACGCGCCTCGGTCAGGAGGTCGCGGTCGTGGCGGAACCGGTCAACGACAAAGGGACCTGGGAGACCTCCAGGTTCGCTCGGTACAGCGCGGCGGTGAGCCGGTCCCAGCCCCCGGCGGTGAGCTTGTCGTTGAGCCTGACGAGGGAGGACGGCATGTGTTCGTCGGCTGCCTGCTGCGCCTTGGCCGGATGTCCCTTCGCGCCCTGCATGGCCTGCTCGAGCGTGTCGAGTTCGTCCTGGCCGATCATCGTGCCGGTCGGCTGGCCGTCGTCATCGACGTCGACGAGCGCGAACGCGAGCGCGACGACGGGGAACAGCTCCGGGTTGTGGTCGAGCTTGTCGCCGAGCCGCGCCCGCTGCTCGTCCGTGGGTGGCACGAGCCAGAGCAGCTCCTTCCAGCGACGGTTGCCGAGCGCCTGGACGTACAGCTTCACACGCGACGAGCCGGCCTTGGCCTTGGCCGCGTCCAGAGCGGCCTGTGCTTCGTCGACAGCTGCGCGTGCGGCCGCGAGCTGCGGCTTGGACATCTGGGAGGCCTCGGCCTCTTCGGCTGCTGTGGCAGCAGCCTGCGCCCGCTTGAGGTCACGTTCGGCGTTCTCGACCTGGACCGCCAGACGCCGGTCGAGGAGCATGTCGACGGACTCGACGTGAACATCGAGCCCGTCGACCAGATCATCGAGGGTGGACATCAGGCCACGACGGCGACGTCGAGCTTCGGACGCGACTTGCCGGCCAGCTGCACCTGGTACTGCTGGTCGGTGTTCGCGCCAGAGCTGACGTCCTGCACGCCGTGGGACTCGACGTCGTAGAGGTCGACGATGTCACCGGCGACGACATCGTTGGGGTCCCCGTTGGCATCGACGCCAGCGAACGGGACGACCACGAGGTAGAAGCGTTCCTTTCGGGCGAGGGTGTCGCGGGTGGTGTCGGTGCCGTCATCGTCCTGGCGGGCGAACTGCAGGGTGGCGGCGAACCCCTCCGTGCCGACGGACTGGACGAGGAACCCGTCCATCATGTCGGTCCCGACGGTGTTCTTGGTCCAGTTGGGCTGCAGGCGGCGGGGGGCCAGGGGGTGGCGAATTGGGTGCC